GGAGATTGATCCCGTAATGGTTTGCAAGGAACGGAAGCATCTGATCAGAGACAGTTCCTGTATCAGAGTAGCTTGTTGTTCTAAGTTTGGAGATATGATCTAGGAAAATTTTGATCTCGTCAAACTGCTTGGCCCAAACGTAGAGAAGAGAGCTGATCAGCTGAATTGACCCAAGTCTTATGTCACGAGGAAGACTGTTTCCATCAGCTATTGAGTCACCGACACCGCCCTCGATCGAGTCAAGCACGTAGAAGTCCTGCTCGCGAGTCAAGTAGTGTTGCGGGATCAGCTTGGTGATCAGATTTGGATTGTTAAGATCATACTGTGATCCAGCTGCCAGAAGGGCAGAGTTGATCGTTACAACATCGGGATGGTCAGGAAATAGAACTGGTGAAAGCTTGGGGTCCTCATACAACAGTGGCGAGGAAGCATGGGCGATCCGCTGCGATGACGAGAAATTCGTGATAGATGCGTGAAGTCCGTTTCCAGAACCGTCAATTACGATCGAGTTGTTAGCGTAAGATCCTGTTGGCTCGTTAAATCGATAAAGAACTTTAAGCTTTTCATCAGGGAACACGGTGTTTCGCATGCTAGAGCTGATTTCCGTGACGCTTCTACCCTTGTGGTATATTCTGAAGTCATCGATTGAGCCTGAAAGACGCTGCGCTGGCGAGAAGGTGTATGAGCTCCCGAGCGTATGGGATGAACCTGACCCTATTGTCAATGGGCTCAGCTTAAAATCTATCTGACCGATGTACGTTGACATGCTTGATGAAGCAGCAAGCGCTCCGTCAACGTACATGTACAGCCTATCGATCCCAGGGCTCCTGTTTATTTGAGTAGAGATAGAAAAAAACTTCCCCTTGTCGACCTGGACTGAGGAGCTCAAGTATTGGGATCCGGAGGAAACAAAGAAGTTAACGTTGCATGACGTTAACGAGGCGCTCTCGGACAGGGCCAGCGTAAATCCGCTATTAGTTCCGTTGATCTTCTGGGCTATAACTTGATTGAGATTGGATCCAGAGGAAACAAAAAGCTGCATTTCAACTGTCAATGATGAAAGGCCCGGATCAATTTTTGGAGACCCTGATTGATCTTTTGACATTTCTGGGACTTCCAGCCCAGATTTGTCTTGAACAGTAACAAAATTTGATCCATCAAAGTTGAGATATCCGACGCTCTTGGGCATTGAATCAAAAACGTACTTTTCAAAGCCCGTAAGAGAGTCCAAGAATGTTTCGATGTCAGACCGGATGCTATCGAATGGGTAGTTGTTGAAAATGCTCTCAAAAGCTACGTTGGTCTTTGCTTGAGCTGAATTGTAGAACGTGTGATTTTCAAAATTTGACCAGTCGAGTGGGATTTGTTGCGTTGACTTTAAGCCTGTCCCAAGCGGATCAAACTTGAAAGATGACGTTGCGGAATTTATGCTGCTAACGTCAGAGGCAGTCGCGTCACGAATGACAGCGTTGTTACCTGCAAGCTCTTTCATAAGCTGATCGGTCGCGAATCCGCCACGATAGAGAGAATTGGGCACGGTCACTCCACTCTAAATTTCACGTTCTTGTCTTCCACGATATACTCAGTTCCCTGGTCAACAATGAGGTAGTCTATTGTCATCATCCTACCTCGTGGGAGACCGTCAGTGTACATGTCGAAGAACATTCCGTTGCTATCGGTTGAAAGTCTAGTAGATTCACTTGATCTTTCAAACGGAATGTAGATAGATCCGTTGATGTCTCTTACTCGATAGTAAGTCTCTGGGAAAGAGCTGATCGTTGGTCTTGGGACCCTAACGGCCGAGGGCTCATAGTTAGAATCATACGCAAAAACTCTAATTCTATGGGATGAATTTATGGAGTAGACGCTTGAAACGTTGGTGGCTTTGACGTTAAGACGTCTCTGAACTGCATCGAAAGAGACGCGAGTTGGAGATGAGCAAGTTAAAAATGTCGAGTGAAAGACAATGCTCTGGTCAAGAGATTTCCACTTTTCGCTAAAAACTACCGATCCAGAGGAGGCAATGATATTTGCCAGAGAGATTGAGCTGCTGGCAAACGTGCTAACGATTCCTGGGTTCTGGGCAGAGATGTAAAATGATCCAAAGTACTCTCCTGCAATCCCCGTTCCTCTCACAGTTCTTTGAGACGCTGTAACAACGGTGCTGTATGAACCTGTCGAAAGGAAGATTAGAAGACAATTGCTGCCGGACAGCTCTACCGAGGATGACACCAGGTTACGCTGTGATGACCCAGCTGAGTTCTTGAGGTATAGAGAGCCAGAAACGTCAAAAAATGAGTTTGAATGAGCATCAAAAATTGAGCTGTTAGAGTAAACCTCAAGCCGCGGACGCAATGATTCATTAGTTACGTGACGTGAAGCGAAACGTTTCACGAACCTGGTCACCTGATCGCTTTCCTGACTTGAGGTAAAAGCTATGATGAACCCATTGCTCTGCAGCCTGTTGGCAAGTGTGGCTGACACGACCTTTGTCACATCGACAAAAAGATCCTCTGTTCCATCAAAGAAATTTTGAGTTGCCTCGAGGCTTCTCGTGCCAAACCCATCCTGTAAGTTTCCAGACGAGAAGTAATCAACCCCAGTGTCCCCAACGGCTCCGGTAGAGTAAGCACCAGAAATTGACCATGCGTTTCCAGCAGAAGCGCTGATGTAATTGCAAACGTCAACATCGGAAAACGCAGAAACGTCCCTTCCGTCTCCTTCGCTAAAGCTTCTTGCAAGAGGAAAGACACAGACTGTGAAATTGCGAGGGACCGGTAGGTTGGTGTCTACCGACTGCAGCCGGAGCATCGCCCTGAACGACTGGGCACCAAAGTCAAGAGACCCTGTAGTAAGTTGCCTGATCCTCTCGATGTCAAATTTCAACAGAATCTTTGAAAGCTCGGTGTGACCGCCAGTCGAGCCTGAAAGTGTCTCATCGTAAAGTTTGAACAGGTCCAGGGTCCCAGCACGCCCTACGTTAGCGTTCTCGACCCTTGACCCGTCAATGATCTTATTCGTGATGTAGGTGTCGGCAGATGCCGTTGCGATGATGTACATTACAGAGCAGTCCCCATGATATCGTATTGTGGATATCTAAGTTCAAATATGCTTCCTGGTGGACCGTAGACGATCCCGCGCTTGGTGTACTGCTTTACGTTGTGAGTAACGTTTGAGTATCTTCGATTCTGGATCGGTCCAGATAGATTTTCGATCTTAAGATCAACAAGGGTGAGCACTCCGGGAGTGTTGATCACCACGTTCTGAATATCAGAAAGCATGATGGGCTGATCGATCTGGAAGTTTTTTACGTTCATAATCTCATTGATTCTTGATATCACAGCCTGAAGTGTGGTAGCTTTGTTGGCGTTGGGATTGATGAAAACGCTAAACTTAACCCTAATGTTGATAACTCTCGCGTCGAGAATATCGATCGCATCGCTTATCAGCCTAAACTCATTAAGGTAAACTCTCATATTATTTTTCAAAGTATCAGGAGAGGTTGTGAGGAAACCGCTTGAATCTTTTGAGCAGATAAACAGCTGACTCGCGAGAGGATTATCAGGGCTCGGTCTGACAGCAGCTCGAAATATCCTGCCAAGTTTGGTTGGGAGAGTGTAGACTCTCGAGATGAGATCTTCTTTGGTAACAATTCTGTCCTGCTGCGACCTAGCAACTGGAATCTGGGCTCTCAGATCTTCAATTGTGGGTGCTGCATCGCCACCGGCTGCAGGAGAATCATTTCTCAAGTCAAGGGAGGCTCGCACGGATGAAGCGATCGATGCTGGGCATGAGTCTGGGAACTCTATCAACAAACTTGAGATTCCGCGAATAGACCTTGCGGCTACGTTGTGTGAGCTCCCGCCGCCAAAACGATACGTGACAGTCAGCGACGTATTGTTAGGAAGAATTCCAAGTGTCTTTGTTTGCAGGAGCGCATTCGGATCTATAGAAAATCGACTCAGCGTTGTCTTTCCGTAAAGAGGAAGGGCAAGTGTCTCAGGATCAGGAATGATGTCATCATCGATAGTGAGAGCATTTCCACCCCCAAATTGCAGCGTTGTTATTCTAGTCTGTGGGTCCGCGTTATTGACAAATCTTCTCGAGGCTGGTATAACCTCGATAGAACGAGGAACCTCTTCCGAGTCAGTAGACATATTGGGAAATGTCTTAAAGACTGTGTCTTGACTCAGCGATTGAACTTCGTAGTACTCGTAGCCGCTGCGATCAACAACGCCCAGCACCTCGTTGACGTCAGTATTTGAAAGCGAGATAGTAAAAAATGGTCTTGGGTCAGCACTGACGTTGAACGATTCGGAGGTAATCTTTCCAGAGACGCAAGAGACGTCTCGTTTCATCAGGAAAGTAGTTGGATTTCCAGATGAATCAACCTCACCGATAACGTACTTTGCTCGAAGAAGTCCTGATCTATCTTTTTCTGCAAAATCAACGTCATCTGCAAGAGAGAAAGTAATTCCTGAGGACGAAATTAGCTGCGTGTTCTGTTTTATCTTAGGAAGAGTTGATTCATCCGGTACATACTCTCCCGCAACAACCTTAGCAGGAACTTCAACAAACATCGTGACAGTAGCAACCGAAGGAGACGCGCCACGAGACTTGATGCCTGCCTCTTTTATCATTCTCACGATGTTCGATGGCTCTACGGCAGTTGACCATGACATCTCTCTGAATTGATGATCCATGTAAAATGACATCGAGTCAGAGACAGAAGCCGCCATGTCAAGAAGCAGACCACCGAGGCTCGGCTCCGAGAAGTCTTGGATCTTGTCGCCAAAATATGTTCGCGCGTAACGAAGAAGTTCTCCACGAAATGCGTCAAAGTCTTTTGCAACGTAGTTGCGAGTTCTAGAATTTTTTAGCTGCTGATCACCGGCCATGTTTTCATCCAGAGAAGTTAAATACGATGCTAATTGATTGTTGGGTCAGATTGGCTCTTGGAACTGAGTACGAGATCGTTATTTTCACCCGAGCGAGTGCTGAGGTCTCGACACCCTCAGGTGTAATGATGAAATTGTCCAGAATCACAAACGGCATGTACTTTGAAACTGCGCGTTGGATCCTTCTCATGGCCTCCTCATCTCCATTCTCAGAGCTAAGCTCATGAACTAAGGGCCTTATGTTAGCTCCAAAATCAGGAAAATTCAGGCGTTCATTCTGGTTCGTGAGGATTAGATTTATGAGGTTGTCTTTAATCTGACTTCCAAGATTCCTATGCATCTTGAAGATTCCATCAGAGTTATTTCCAACCTCAACAGGAGTTTTTATACCGATCGGGGGCTCAACAATTGTTGCAGCAACCTCAGCATCATAAGCATTTTTCTTTGTTCCTACGCTAATGAAACTGTAAGACTTTGCCTGAGCCATTACGGATCGAACCTCTTCTCATAAATAGATCGATCGTAATATTTCAAAAGTCAGCTCTTACCGAACCCAGGACTTGTTGTTGACCCCTCTCCGTTAGATGTGGAAACAGTTTGACCTGGTTGAACCGTGACTGTCACGACAAGATTTGTCGAGTAATTGTCGATCGCATCAGATATCTCGCGAGCAAGTGCCTGTATCACAGAATCTGAACTAGCTCCGTCAATAGACCCGTTGTTCTTTGCGTTCAGAAATGCGGTGGCTATCGCAACCTGAAGGGCTGGTTTGAGAGGACCCTGAATCGACATTTATTCTCCGTAAACTGTTGTTGATCCAATACCAAGAGCTGCAGTTTCTAGCTGAGCCTGCTTTGTAGTAACTTTAAGAAGCAAAGTTGTTGCAGCTGACGTAATTTGAGGAGAAGGTGCCCCAAACCCAGGAGTCACATGAGTTACCAGCGTTGCACAAAAAGATTGAAGATCTTTCATCACAGATGAAAGGAAGTCCACAAGCTCAGTGTACCTTACATAGGGTTCTGTTGCGCCGGTTTCAGAGTTATACGATGCTAGCCTTATCCTGCTTCCACTGTTTTGAACAGTTCCGTCACCGTGTAGAAGAACTGCAGCACCGTTGATTTTACCGAACGCAGGCTCTTTCACTATTCTCACTGTTCCAGCTTCTCTCGCGATAAGACGAAGATTGTCAGCTTTGACAACTGCAAAAGAACCTGACGATCCTAGAATAGGAAACCCAAGGCTCTTGTCAGATGGTGTGGTGATGCCCAGTAACTTGTCTGGGTTGTAAGTCTCAAAGGTGCTGCTAGAGTTTGCGGTCAGATAGATTCTGGCGGCGTCTGTTGGAAAATCAGGATCTCCCTCTTTCGGGTTGCTTGTCCTCTTGTCATTCTCGTTGATGCCGAGCTCATTCTTTATTTGCTTGCTAGAGGTAGCTGGTGACTTTCCCCTTCCAACAACAATATCGATAGCTCCGCTTCCGGGAGGTATGCTGTTTGTGTTAGTGAGCACCTTTGGATCGTTCGCAACAGGGGATCGTTCCTCGCCTAACATGATCAAAGAGTTGTTAGAACCTTGGATGACAAGATCTCCAGCTCTTTTGTTGTAACGCGGGACAGCCTCAAATCTATGAATTTTTGAGGTGAATCCGTTAATGATGTTTACAAGCTCGTTAGGATTTGAAGTTGGACTTTTGAATGAGTAGGTTTGAACTGTGTCTGATTCTGCCTGCGGCGAATCAAATTTTTCGCTCGTTCTCTTTACTGGAGCTTCCGGGTTTTGAACATAAGCTCTTGATGAAAATGAAAAATTCACGTCTTCAACATGATTAGGTTCACACACCTTGGAGATCCAGTATCCTAGTTCACCTTGATTGTCTGGATCCTCGTACACAAACCAGACAATCTCACCTGGTTTTAGAGGCATCGAAAGATGGGACGAAAAGAAAGGGTAGCAGACTGTCTCCCTCCCACTGATTTTTGCTGATCCTCGTGTGATGTCTTTTACGATAGCAGTATTTCTTGGAAATGCCCTCAAGTTATCTGACGTGACAAGGGACTTGTAGTCTTCAATGCTCTTATTCGTAAGCCCGTTGATGTTGTTTAGAACGTCAACCACCAGTCCTCTGAAAAATACCGTTGCCATTACTTCTTTATCCGCTCAAATATCTCTTCGTCAGATATCTCAGTAGAAGCACTCTCTGATTCAGCGATCTGCTTGGCGAGAGCAAGAAGCTGCTCGTTGCTCTTTGACATTCTCTCGAGGTACTTCGTCAGTGTAATACCGAGAGTCGCATGATCAGCAGCCGAACCGCCCATGTTGGAGTAGAGATCAGTGAACAGAATATGAGCGCTTGTTCGATCTACAACAGCGTTCTCGTAGATCTCTCTCCAGAGCATCTTCTTCTTTTCAGAAGCATTCTCGATCGAATCCAGGATGTCAGAAAACTGCTCTACTTTCCTGTCGTTGTCCTTAAGCTTATCGAGCATTTTGTTGATTGTGCTCATCAGAAAACTCCGTTGTTGCTCTTAGTTATTGTCCTGTAA